GAATACGGACAATTTCCTGCTGCACAGGTAGAGGTGGGAGGGGGATATAAAATTCCTCTACTTGTTTTTTTGATACTGCTGGGATTCCACCTTTTTGTTGTTCATTTATTAATTTATTTTCACTATTTTTTAAGACATAATAAGTAAAATTCCAATCAAGATACTTCTCTTTTACTGAAATAGTGTAGCAGCTATTACCAGCCCAAAAATCTACAAATACACGATTAACAAATCCAGCATTTGCACCTCTTGCACTAATAATTATTTTATTAGCTGTTCTATTAAATTCATCATAAAAACCAGTATTTGAAGTTCCCCCATTATAAACAGGATAAACTCCATTAGGGTTCTGTTTATTTTTATGGACAAATTCTCCAATAGAAACAGATGCAACTTCTTTTAATTTTTTATATTCCACCCCATTGGGGCAAAACTCCTTAATCAATTCGTCCAACCTACTCATTTCCGTCACCGCCTTTAACCATCAGCTTTTTTACCTCACGATCAAAATCAGAAATAATTTTTTGCGTTTTATTAAAGTGAATATATTCTTCTTCTGCCTTTGCATCAGCCTGTTTTTTTGAAATGCTTCCCTTATCCTTTAAAATCTTATATTTTCTGAAGGATAGAAACTCATTAATGCTTTCTGAGAACTCTTCCATTGTAAAAGTGTTTTCCCTTTCAATCAAATCTTCGATATAATCAAAATAACCGGAAATCGCCCTTTCCAATTGCTTTATTTGTTTTTCTTCAAGATAGTTTTTGGCAACTGTGACATCTGATTTTAATATTCGCCCTTCAGGAGCGTTTTTCCATGTTGTAAGCCCCATATTTTCTTTATTGCGATCGGCTTTTGAATGAATAATTTCTGCCGCTGTTTGTCCAGTGATAGCATAATGAAATTTATTTTGCACCATGGCATAAAAATCACGTGTAACCTGTGCATCCTTGTCATAATCTATACTGCACTCGGCAAATATATCGGTGATTTGCTGCCAAATACGTCTTTCACTCGCTCTAATTGAACGAACACGTTCAAGAAGTTCACGGAAATAGTCCTTGCCAAAAGCAGTTTTACCCTGCTTCAATCTTTCATCATCCATAGCAAAGCCTTTTATCATATACTCTTTTAATACGCCGGTCGCCCAAATTCTAAAATGTGTAGCTTTGCGTGAATTAACACGATAACCAACTGAAATAATGGCATCAAGATTATAGAACTTTATTTTCCTTTTTACTTTTCTTGTGCCTTCCTGCTGAACTACCGAGAATTCCTCGGTAGTTGAATTTTCATTAAGCTCACCATCTGCGTATATATTTTTTAGGTGAAAAGATATATTATCTGTCGTACAATCAAACAATTCTGCCATTGCTTTTTGGGTTAACCAAATGGTTTCGTCTTTAATAATTGCATTAACTGATACATTTTCTTCAGGAGTGTTATATATTAAAAATTGAAGTTCCTTACTCATTTGCCACCTCTATTTCCGCAATAATCTTATCTATTTCTTCCCTCAAAACCTGCTCTCTCGCCACAATCTTTTCTATCTCAGCATTGAGGGCAACAATATCAATTTTTTCTCTGGTATCCTCCTGTTCCACATATGTTGAAACAGACAGGTTATAGTCCTCTTCAGCTATTTCGCTGTTTGGCACAAGCCTAGCAAAATGCTCAATATCTTTCCTATCTTTGAATGCGTTAAGAATGGTCTCAATATTTTCCTGTGTTAGTTTGTTGTTATTCGTAACCTTGACAAATTCCTTTGATGCATCGATAAATAAGGTGCTATTTTCCGATTTAGATTTCTTTAGAACCATAATGCAGGTAGCAATGCTGGTACCATAGAACAAGTTATCCGGTAACTGAATGATACAGTCGATATAGTTATTGTCAATCAGGTACTGCCTGATTTTCTTTTCAGCTCCACCACGGTACATTACACCGGGGAAACAAACGATAGCCGCTGTTCCGTTTGTTGCAAGCCAAGAGAGACTATGCATAATAAAAGCAAGGTCTGCCTTAGACTTAGGAGCCAATACTCCGGCTGGAGAAAAACGGGGATCGTTAATCAAAATAGGATCATTGTCGCCCTTCCATTTAATGGAGTAAGGTGGATTTGATACAATGGCTTCAAAAGGCTCATCATCCCAATGGTGCGGATCTGTTAGTGTGTCCCCAAGGGCAATATCAAATTTGTCATAATCAATATCGTGGAGGAACATATTGATTCGGCACAGGTTGTAGGTTGTAATGTTGATTTCTTGACCAAAAAATCCTTGACGTACATTTTCTTTTCCTAAGATTTTTGCAAACTTTAGCAGTAGAGAACCGGAACCACAAGCGGGGTCATATACCTTGTTGACTTCAGTTTTTCCTACTAATGTTAGGTGGGTAAGGAGTTCAGAAACCTCCTGTGGCGTATAGTATTCACCACCACTTTTTCCTGCATTGGATGCATACATACCCATTAAGAATTCATAGGCATCACCAAAGGCATCAATGGTATTGTCTTTGTAATCGCCCAGCTTCATTTCTCCAACAGAATTCAATAGCTTAACCAGCTTTTCATTACGCTTTACTACAGTGTTACCTAGCTTATTGCTGTTAACATCAATATCGTCAAACAAGCCTTTGAAATTATCTTCACTCTCTGTTCCTTGGGCAGATGCTTCTATATTACTGAAAATCTGCTCTAGTGTTTCATTTAAGTTTTCATCGTCCTTTGCACGAGCTCGGACATTTTCAAAAAGCTCGCTGGGTAAGATAAAGAAGCCTTTTGTCTTAACTAAATCCTCTCGTGCCTGTTCTGCTTCTTCGTCGGATAACTTGGTATAATCAAAATCCCTATTACCAGCTTCCCATTCTCCGGCGTTAATATAGGCAGTAATATTTTCAGATATGTAACGGTAAAAAAGCATTCCTAGAACATATTGCTTAAAGTCCCATCCATCTACACTGCCTCTTAGATCATTTGCCATATTCCATATGGTGCGGTGTAATTCCGCCCGTTCCTGTTCTTTTCTGTTATTTTCCATAACTCTACTTCCTTTCTTCAACCATATTGGGCACTAATTCCATGATATCTTTAAAATCAACGCCAAGTGCCGTACAAACCTTTACAAGAACGTCCATACTGACATATTCGTTTTTAGAAAGCTTTGAAATTGACGATGGACTTATTCCCGCAGCAGCTTGTAAATCTTTCTTCTTCATATCGCGGTCTATCAACAATTTCCAAAGCTTTTTATAGCTAACGGTCATCTTGGTCACCTCTTTATATATGTTTTTTCCATTATAGCACATTTTCTTCAAAAATAACATGATAATTCTGTGTTTGTGAAGTGATTTTACAATGTTAACAAAGATAATGACAGTTGTGTTTGCCTTTCTCTTTGGCTTTATTCAAATAAATACTTTTAGACAAAAAAGTCTGTAAGTCTATTTGTAAAACCAAAGGCAAAGTTATAACATTCAGCCTTCTTAAATTTAATATCACTTTCGCTCAAATTCGAGCAAAAACACAATCATTACAGCCGTCTTTACCTTAGAAAAAAGACAGGCTGTTTTTTGTTTTAAGGGTTCGAATCAATAGAATTATTCGCTTATGGATGAGGATGGAAAATATTTTTCTAAAATCCTCAACTAATGTGTTCTACCAAGGCTATGAGGTGAGAGGAAAAATAATCTCCCAATGAAAGCATAGTTTTTCTCTCACTGCTCCTTGACAACTGAATACCCCGAAATGCAAGAGATACTTCAAGCAGAATATGCCATGACGATAATTCCGAGCGTATTCCTTGAAAGATAACGAGGTTGTGTCAAACAAGGCAAACCCTCTGGAACAGTAGCGTTTCGGGTCATTTATAAAAGGCAAGGAGGTGAAATAACTGAAAACAAAATATGATAACTTGCCACAGAAGCTTAAAGATAAGCCACAGTTTTGTTGTTGGAAATATGAAGAGCGAAGTGGTAGAAAAACCAAAGTTCCCTATAACCCAGTAACAGGAAAAAGGGCAAAAGCAGATCAGCGGAGTACATTTAAAGATTTTAGTTCGGCGGTAGCTGCTATAAGTGATTATGACGGTATCGGATTTTTGGTGGGTAATGACATTTGTGTTATCGACTTAGATGATTGCTTTGATAGCAGCAGTAAGCTTAAGCCTGTTGCCCAAAATGTTGTAGAGACTTTTAGTGGTTGCTATATGGAACACAGTCCGTCTGGAAAAGGGTTGCATATTTTCTTTAAGGCCACAGGCTTTAACTTTGACAAGACAAAATACTATATCAACAACAGAAAGCTGGGAGTTGAGGTCTATGTGGCTGGAGCAACAAATCGTTTTGTTACCGTAACAGGCAATGTATTTGCAGATGGTGATATACCGGAGAAATCGAATGAGCTTCAGATGATACTAGACAAGTGTATGCTGCATCCTACCACTGTGAAGCAACTAGTCGATACAGAAAGTCAATCCTATCTGTCTGACAAGTCTGTTATTGAGAAGGCTTTAAAATCGGTAAACGGAGGAAGGTTCAAAGCATTGTGGCAAGGGGATACATCTGGCTATGCTTCTGCCAGTGAAGCTGATTTGGCACTTTGCGGTATGCTGGCATTTTGGTGTGGCAGGGATATTGGACAGATGGACAGACTTTTTCGGCAGAGCGGCCTAATACGAGATAAATGGAATAGATCACAGTCCGGCAGTACTTATGGAATGATAACCATAGAAAAAGCTATCGCAAATGCTACTGAAATATATAAACCAGGTGGTAAGCGTTCATCAGCTACAGAGGATTTTGGTGAATGTTCTCTTACTGGCTTTAAGCCTGAGAGTAACGATCGCTACCCTTGGACGGATATTGGGGCAAGCAGGCTGTTTGCTGATTATTATAAATCTTTTGCCCGCTTTGTTCCCGAAAGGAAGATGTGGTTTTGCTATGAGAATGGCATTTGGATTCCCGATGTAGGGAAGCTCAAAGTGATGGAAATGTGTAAATCATTGGCTAACCAACTACTAACCTATGCTTTGACTATTCAAGATGAACATCAAAGAAAGGCATACATTGACTATTGCCGAAAATGGCAGTCAAGAAGATACCGAGAAACGGTGCTTAAGGATGCACAGAGTGTATATCCCATATCAATGGCTGAATTCGACCAAGACCCGCAGGTACTCAACTGTGCCAATGGAACATTGTTTTTAACATCCATGGATTTTCATCCCCACAACAGCGAGGACAAACTTACTAAGATATCTGGTGTTAAATATGACCCGGAAGCAAAAAGTGAGCGATGGGATAGATTTATTCATGAGATTATGAGCGGAGATGAGGAAAAGGCAAAATTCCTCCAAAAAGCCTTTGGTTACAGTATCAGCGGAGACACTCGGTATGAATGCCTGTTTGTTCTCTATGGTGCTACAACTCGAAATGGTAAAGGCACGCTATGTGAGAGCGTTCTTAAGGTATTGGGCAGTTATGGCTGTACCGCAAGGCCAGAGACTATCAGTCTGAAAAAGAACAATAACAGTTCAAGTCCAAGTGAAGATATTGCCCGGCTTGCAGGAGTACGCTTTGTGAATATCTCCGAACCTAGCAGAGGACTTGTCCTAAATGCTGCACAGGTAAAAAGCATGACGGGTGGTGACACCATCAACGCAAGGTTTCTACATGAGAATTCTTTTGACTTTTCGCCAAAGTTTAAGCTGTATATCAACACCAATTATCTGCCCGTTATTACGGATATGACGCTGTTTTCCAGTGGCAGAGTGGTGATTATCCCTTTTGAACGACACTTTGATGAAAGCGAGCAGGATAAAAACCTAAAACGTGAATTCGCCAAACCGAAGAATCAGAGTGCTATCCTCAACTGGCTAATTGAAGGCTATCAGCTGTTAAAAAAGGAAGGCTTGACTTTACCTGATTCCGTTAAGACAGCAACGGAGGCTTATAAGCGTGACAGCGATAAAATAGCATTATTTTTCGAGGATGCCTTGGAGGAAAGTCCTAATAGTGAGGTGCGGACATCCGAAGTGTATGCCCGGTATCAGCGTTGGTGTAGTGCCAATGGATGTTATTCGGAGAATGCAAGAAACTTCAAACAAGGATTAACAGCTATCGCCCGTGTAGAACGGAAACGACCACGTTCTGGTGGTGGAATGACCACAATGCTTATCGGATATAAGCTGACAGAAGAAGAATTTCTTCTTATTTAAACACAGTGTAGCAGCTTGTAGCAAGAAAAACAGGTTATATAAAAAATCGCTCTCGTATAGAGAGTTTAGTTTTTACCTGCTACATCTTGCTACAAAGCTTAAAACCACTGAAAACACTGGATACAACTCCATGTGTTAATACCTACCCCTAGGGGAGGTTAAATCTCCACACCTTTTCATCTGGATAACGGGCGTGGGGCAACGCGTAAAAAAACGCAGTTTCAAACGGGGTATATACCCCACAATCCATTTTAATTTAGGAGGTAAAGGATTATGGCAACATCAACAACTTATAATAGAGCGTTTTGGAATGTTATGAAAGGAAAAGAAGAAAATAATCAAAATCTAAGCGAGGGTTTTGATAATGCAGGAGCCTATGTCGCACCAGATGAGTTCAGAGAAGGCTTTAACACTGCTTTGGCAAAGGAAAATATATTCCGCAGATTTGCTACTGTTATCAATCTATCTTCTGCAGAAGGTAAAATTCAAGCGGTATTCTCAACGGGCACAGCAGATTGGGTTGAAGACGGAGATCCAATCCCCGAAATTGCCGATACATTTACACAGTTTCTGGTGAAATCATACAAGCTGGCATCTCTTGTCAAGCTAAACCGCTCATTCGTCACCGATATGAACTTTAATCTTGAAAAATATCTGATGGGTGATTTTGCGAAGCGTTTTGGCAAGGCTGAGGAAAATGCATTGCTTAATGGAAATGGCACAACAAAGCCAACAGGTATCCTTACGGCAGACGCAGATGTAACAACAGCAGATAGTGCTACCATCTCTTTTGACGAGATTATTTCGCTGTATTTTTCATTAAAAGATGAATACCGAAATAACGCTGTGTTTATCATGCACGATAATACTGCCATGCTTCTTAGAACCCTTAAAGATACAAGCGGTAGTTATCTGTGGAATTCTTCAGATAACACCATCTTCGGAAAGCCTGTAGTTACCTCTCCATATATGCCTACAGTATCTGCAGGAGCGAAAAGCATTGTATTTGGAGATTTATCATACTACTGGCTGATTGAGCGTCAGCCAATAACAATAAAAAAATTAAGTGAGTTATATGCATTGCAGGGGCAAATTGGATTTTCTGCTTACGAGAGATTGGATGGCAAGCTGATTCAACCGGATGCTCTGAAAATATTACAAATAAAAGCTTAAATAATGGATTAGGCACTGGGTCATCAATTCGGCTCAGTGCCAGTTCCTTCAAAACATCGGATAGGAGGTCACGATATGGAAAACCAAAGTAACAGCCACACAACCAAATCCGATATCGGAGGTACGGTCTATGTGGTGGAATCACGAATAAGTGATTCAGCAAAGGAAAGTGCATATTCCAAGCTGAAACGACTGATTACAGTCAACGCAAAAAGCCTTTCAAAGTTATCTGATAGTTCATATAAACCCACGGAAATCAACTCGACTTCTTCAAGGTAGTACGGTAATATACATAGTGCTAAACCGCTTGAAGACTGTCGGAAATGGAGGAGAAAAATGAATAGACAGTCAACATTTAGCACTATACGTAAATCAACATTAGCATTTGAAGAAGCGAAAATTACTGCTCTTTACTGCAGGCTTTCACGTGATGATGAGCTTGCAGGAGACAGTAATAGTATAGTATACCAGAAGGCAATTCTAAAAAAGTATGCTGAGGACAACGGTTTTCGCAACATCGAATTTTATGTGGATGATGGGGTCAGCGGTACAACTTTTGATAGACCAGACTTTAACCGCATGATTGCTGATGTAGAGTCCGGTAGAATTGGAACGATTATCATCAAGGATATGTCCCGATTCGGCAGGGATTACCTTAAAGTAGGATATTACACAGAGATTATGTTTCCTGAAGCAGATGTACGATTCATTGCTATTAACAATGATATTGATAGTGCAAACCAAACGGACAGTGACTTTACACCGTTTCTTAACATTATTAATGAATGGTACGCTAAGGATACTAGCAAGAAAATCCGTGTTGTGTTCAAATCCAAGGGACAATCTGGCAAGCCACTCTGCACCAATCCACCTTACGGTTATATTAAAGACCCTGAAGATAAGCTGCACTGGATAATAGATGAGAAAGCCGCCGAAGTGGTCAGAGATATTTTCCGACTGTGCATGGCTGGCTTTGGACCCACGCAGATAGCAATGCAACTTGAAAAGCGATGCATTGATACACCTACGGTTCATCTTCGCAAAATGGGTATTAACACTCCAGCAAGACCACCTGAAAACCCATATGCTTGGTCGGCTCGTACCGTAGCAGATATTCTGGCTAAAATGGAATATCTAGGCCACACAGTGAATTTCAAGACTTCTAAAAAGTCATATAAGAGCAAAGTCAAGATAATGAACAATCCAGAAGATTGGCTGATTTTCAAAAATACCCATGAAGCAATTATTGATGAGGGGACTTGGGAAACAGTGCAGAAAATCAGAGATGGCAAGCGAAGACCATCGCGATTAGGTGAAATGGGAATGCTTTCTGGCATGATGTTTTGTGCCGACTGTGGAGCAAAGCTGTATCAGGTTAGAGGCAAGGGATGGACACACGATAAGGAATATTTCGTTTGTGCTACTTACCGCAAGAAAAAGGGTATGTGCAGTTCACATCAGATACGCAATGTTGTAGTGGAACAGCTTTTGTTAGAAGACTTAAGGCGTGTAACCTCCTTTGCCAAAGACCATGAACAGGAATTCATCCGTATAGTTATGAATAATTCAGAAAAGGAACTTGCCAAAGAACTCCGCCAAAGTCAAAAGGAGTACGAACAAGCACAGGCTCGTATTGCTGACATAGACAAAATCATTCGAAAGCTATATGAGGATAATGTGATGGGCAAAATTCCTGAAGAGCGTTTTTACAAGATGTCAGCTGAATATGAAGCCGAGCAGAAGGCACTGGAAGAAAGGATAACTGAATTAAAACATACCATTGATACAGCAAATGAACAGTCCCTCAATACCGACCGCTTTTTGGCACTAGTAAAAAAGTACACAGAAATTACAGAATTGGATGCAGAGATTATCCGAGAGTTCATTGACAAAATTATAGTCTTCAAGGCTGAAAAGATAGATGGCCGCAGAACCCAGCGGATTCAAATTTTCTATAACTGCATTGGCGCTATCGACTTACCAAAATAAACGAAAAAACGGCATAGCCGAATATCAACGACTATGCCGAATTTTTTAGGAATTATAAATCCCTATCTGACCGCTCCAAATGGGGACCTTTTATTACATATTAGGAACACAAATTGCTTTACCCACTACGAAATCTGACGGAGTTAAGTTTGCATTCATCATCATTAGGGCCGAAACGGATATATTAAATTTTTGAGCTAATGCTACTACTGCTGCTCCGCTTGATGGAATATCCCCTTGAGCTATAGTATATTTTT